TTGCCATCTATGCCAAACTTCAAACAGCAGTTCTGTCTGTGCATAAAAACTTATAGCATTGTTTATAAAAAGGTCACACGGTTCTATCAACGATGCTGTGTGTGCCGTTCTACGTATGTTCTCACCGTCACTTCGAGATATACCAACTATCTCGTGGCCACGTGCAGACAGTTGTTCTGCGAACGATTTACCAATGCCTTTTTTGTGTCCTGTGATTGCAATCTTCATCTTAGATATTTAAAGTTGTAATTTCCACGTGTGGATTTTTTTCAACACCCAAATATGGTTTGATCTTTTGTAATGTTTGTCTGTAGTCTTCGTGCAAAGGATGTTCTGGTCTGAATATATTGATGTCACTGAAATTTTCAATCACATTCCAGTCCTCCATTTTATTCAACCAAACTCTGTCTGCGTTGTACTGTTTACCCAGTTGTATTATGTCTTCCATTTCATGGTAGTTGTCTTTTTGCACAACGAAGTGTAATATGAATCTAAAATTGTGTTTTTGTTTGAGTTCGGAAATGCACTGTAAGTTTTGATTAATTTTTTCCCAATTACCACCCAGCCGTAGTTTCTCATAGGTCTGCTTGGAGGCACCGTCGATGCTGACTCCCAGTTCCTGTAGGTTGTTGATTATGTGTGGCACACGTTCGTGAAACGACTCGAACATCAGTGCATTGGTCAGAATGGAATACTTGATGTTGTCACGTCTGGGCGTGTGTTCCATGAAGTGCCTGTAGATGTGTGACGCGAAAGGATCACCATCGGATCCTATGTGCACCTGCAACGGATAGTAATACGTTTCCAACCATTCGTTGATCTTGTCTGCGAACCGCTTCCTTCTCTCGTATTCGGCCACCCTGTTCTTGTCCAGTGGATCCTCGGAGTTGCTGAGGAACAGCAGTTGTTTCCGACAACTGGGGCATCTAAGATTGCAAGAGTCATCTATCGCGAGTCGCAAATGCTCTATGCGTTTCGGACGCCAATCCAACACAGAATTGGACTTGATGTACGAACACTGGTGCTCGTTGCAGTAACGATATGAGCCATCTGTGATAGAACTCTGCAGGTGCTCACGCATACTATTGCGATTGATTATCTCGTGCAGGGTTTGTATCTGCAGGTTGCCAACGCTCTGAGGCAACCAGGATGTGCATTCACAGGCGTAGCATGAACCCTTCTTGTCGATCAGCAGTGTGTCGAAAGGCCTGGGACAGCGACTTGGTATTTCCAAGTTCTTCGTTGTGTCTATGTTGTAGTGTTCAAACAGTCTTTGATTAATCATTACTGCTATTTAAAGTGCTTTGTTCAGGTCTTAAAACTTTACCAATCATACATATATAGGTTGTAATTTTCAATAAATATGTGTTACAATCCGGAGCGGTTGTCGGCCGGCAATCGCACATTCAAATATCATAAGGAGATAAAAACGAATGAAAATAACTAAGAAAAAAGTAGGCCTAGGTGTGATCGTAATCATTGTCCTTGGAATACTATGGGCAGTGCTGAAGCCAGCACCTGCCGAAGCGGCTGATGTAGATTTTACATTTGGTGCTGAAAAGAAAATAGAAGCAAATACAAACAAGATGTATTTGGACTCATCTGTGGATTTGCCACTAGGTGTAACAGGAACGTCTGGAGTCAACTATTCCGTTGATAACAGTCTAGATGCTACGTTTGACTCTTTCGAATTAGACTTCTCGAAAGGTTTAAACGATATGTTCTCGGTTTACAGTGAATCGGATTTCGACGTGAACCTCGATCACACAGACACTACTGTAGGATTTAAAGTCAAATTCTAATCTATAATGTGGAGGCGGTCAGTCCAAGAGGCAGGCCGTCTTTACGCATTTACGCATTCGCGTATTTTTAAAAAACGCATATTTGGTAATTTACGCTTTCGCGAACTTCTCTAATTTAAAGCCTTGGTAATCGTAACACTCTACGTATTCTGAATTGTTGCTATATCTGATTGTGCCTTGTCCCCAAACTACGTCATGGTCACTGTATGAAAAAGGTTTCTTTATCGTAACATCAATATATTGTCCGTTGCCTATACCCAATGTTAGAAATGTCACATATCTGCCTTTGTCTCCTCTGAACACCCTGCCGTTTGCAACAAGTCCGGCAAATTCGATTTTGTCCATATACAACTCCTTGACGTACATACCTGGCATAAAGTCACGTGAACTCCACCAACCGTATTTGCGATACTGAAACTGTGGAGTGTCCCACTTATCCGATTTACTAGGAGTCACAACTTCTATGTTCTTTCTTTTTGCTTCTGTTCTGTATACCCAACGTTTGTATGAACCGTGACAGTGTTTCAAACAAGCCTCCCAGAATTTTTCTGGGTTGTGTGCTTTTTGATATGCTAATGCCCAAATCAATCTTCCTAAGTTTACCGCATGGGCACGACATAATCCAAATCCAGACAAGGATTGTAGCATCGTTATAATTTCGTCTTTGCGAGGATCGTTTCCTAGCCGTGCAATGAACTCCATTATTTTTTCTTCATTCTTTTTAGCAAATGCTCTACGATACATATCTGCTTCGTACTTGTCTATGTTAAGAACTTCTGATATTCTGTCAATAGCATCATCTTCATACACAATAGTATCACTCATACGTTCTTGTGACCAGTCGTGGAACATTGTTGCTTTCTTACGACCGGATATTGCTACAGGTCTGATAAGTGCTGTTGCAAACACACAATCTTTCCTACTCTTTGGTTGTATGGCTCGAAACAATCTTCTCATCGCTGGACTTTCTGCCTGTGTTACTCCTAACACGTCTCCTCGGCACAACAGGTCCGAGGTAGCAGAGTCCTCTTCTGGGTATTCTGTTAATCTCATTGTTGGATCTATTTCTATGAGTTGAGATAAACCACGATTGGCTAAAACATCCACTTTCAGATGTTCCAGGTCCTCTACTTCGTTCTTGTCCAATAGTATTTGATTCTCTGCCGTGAATAAACTTTTTGGTAATTGTCTTGAAAACATTAATATTCCTCCACAGTGTTTTGATATGCATCTTTTCTTGCCTTTCAATTTGTTTTCTATTCTTTTTGCTTCTGTTGGATCAACGCCAACTGATTCATATGTAAACCTGCGAGGGAGATTACCCTTGGCGCCTAATCGTTTTGCCGCTTCACGTCTTGCCGACTTATCTTGATAGAGCACGTAATTGGATATTCTAGCACTACGTCCGGGCCATCGATCAAATATTCTTTGCATCACTTCTGCCTGACGATAATGGGGGAAGTCTATATCGACATCAGGTAGGTCTTCTCGATTTGGATTTAAGAATCGTGCCACGGGTATTCCCCACTGCACAGGATCTACATCTGTTATGCCTAGCAGATAGCAGACAAGCGACGAACCAGCACTGCCGCGAGTCATATGAGGTATGTCTCTGGTTATTGCCAGTATGTCACATATTTGAATGAAGTAGTCTACGAAACGTAGTTTAAGGATGATTTGAGTTTCCTCGGCGAGCCTTTGCGTGTATTCATCTGTGCCTGGGCAGTGCCTAATAAATCTATCGTACAGCCTTGTTATGTCGTTTAGTTCTTTGTCTTTTTTCATTGCCTATGTTTGCCTGTTATTGCCTTGAGCAAACATATTTATCTACGTATATTATTATGAGTTTAAATTTTGGCGAAGTTTACTTTTTGGAATATCTATATCTCTTTTATCACAAGCGGCACTGATAACGCAAGGATCACATTCGGGTGATCTTGATCTGCAAACTTTTTTAGCATGGGTAATCAACCACATATGAGCACCATACTTGTATTTGTCCGGAGTGGTTTGATTTACTGTTAATGATGCCTTTCCCTCGTCTAAACTATCTGCCCAACCAAGTCTCCAAAGCATTCTAAAAACATGAGTATCAACTGCTATGTTAGGTTGTCCAAAAACAAAACGCATCATTATATCTGAACTTTTACGTCCAACACCTGGTAAAGACATTAGTTCCTTTTGTGTTTGTGGTACAATACCTTGAAACTTTTCCAATAATATTTTACTAGTGGCTAATATGTTTTTGGATTTTGCGTTGTGCAATCCAGCGGGCCTTATTGCTTCAATAATTTCTTCACGTGATAATTTTATCATTTCTTCCGGAGTATCGGCCAAGGCAAACAGTTGTCTACAAGCAATCGCGGTTCTTTTGTCCTGACTTTGTGCTGACAACATAACACCTATCAAACTTGTGTATGCTTTTGCATATATTTTTGCTTTAGGTTTTTTGTTAGAGTAGTTTGGATAAAGAGAACTTAATTTCTCATATATGTAGGTTATGTCGTTATTGCTCTTCATCTGAGTGCAGTTCATTTAGAAGTTGTCTCAGTTTGCCACCCTCAACAGTTGCTTTTACTTTTCCAATATCATCACCTTTTGTAGGGTCTGGAACTTTAGGTTGTGCATCTGTTTTGTCTGTGCTTACTTTGGATTTTTGTTTTAGTGAATCATATATTGTGCTTCTCTGTTTATCAAACTGTTTGTATTCTGGATCATCTGCCAAGTCTCTAATTCTCAAACTATCAACATCAAATTCTAAATCAACTTTTTGTCCAACGCCCGAACTACTTCTGGTTTTCATAAACTGTATTTGATATCTACCACGTTCTTTCATTGCTCTGCTAGTAAAGATACCAATTACATTATCAGCAGTCTGTATCTTGGATAATCCACCTGCTATATGCGAATGATCAAATTCTATTTCTTCAACACTTGCTCTGTTCAACTGTGATGCTGTTGCCAGTAGCATCTGTGATTCAACTGCAAAATTTCTTATCTCCTCAGATACATATTTGTCTTTTATAAACAAATCCGCTGGAGAGATCCTTTTGGATTTTGGCATCATGAGATCCAAATAATCAATTAAAATACAATCAATTTTCTTCTTAGTTTTCAGTTCAAGTTCTTTGACATAAGTTCTAATATCGAGTATTGTGCTACCACTTGGCAAGTATTTGATATACAACTCACCAGATTTTTTCTTAAGCATCTTTACTTTCATCTCAACGTTTTCGATTTCTGGAAATACTTTACGTGTTGGTATATTAGTCATCATTGCATCTAGTCTCATAGAAGTAAGTTCTTCACTCAATTCAAACGAGATGTACACAGTATTCAAACCAGCAGTTGACCAATTCACTGCAAGATTCTGTAAGAACAAACTTTTACCTGCGCCTGATCCACCTGCAAAGATGTTTAGTTCTCCTCGGTTAAATCCACCGAACAGTTTCTTGTCAATGTTTGGCCAACCTGTGCTGACTTGTCCATTGGAGTTTTTTAATTTCTCCAATCTACCTTTTGGATCTTCAAAGTAGTCTGTACCAAGATCTTTTGTCAATCCAACACTTACCGCGTCTTTGACCATGTCCTCAACTGGAGCATAATCACCTTTTTCGAGTAAGTCTGCTGATTGTAGTATTGCACGTTCTAGTGCCTTGTGTCTTGAAAACGTTTCAAATTCATCTAGTAACCAATTGAAGTGACTAGGATCTAAGTCTTTTGCCGACTTTAGTTTAATATCGTGTTTAGCATTTACTTGATCAACATCAGGCATGACCTTGTATTCTTCCATGTAGTCTTTGATAAATTTTGCAATTGGTTGCAGTTTACGATCAAAACTATTTGGATTGAATATATTTTGTGCCCGTGCAAAAGATTCGGCATCTGCCAACAACATTTCTAAATATAGTTTTTGTACATCAAATGTATATTCTGCCATTATATTCCTTTTGCTTTCTTCCAAAGCGAGTGCAACACATAAAACCAAACTCCATTAATGCTAGGCTCAATCAAAGCAACTGCGCCGGCCTCCCATAAACTTGCACCTGTCATCAAAGTAACCACAGTCATTGCGATACAGATGTGTCCAAGTGTGTAAATAATTGCAAGTGTAACACTTGATCCTGCAATCAGTTTTCTTAATGCTCCTTGTATGCCATGCGTAAATTCAGTCATTGTATTGTCTTATTATATTATATTTTCCTTCCTTTTTCAATGATTTGTTTTATTACCGCCACAATATATCTTGCAACAATTATCTGCTGTATCATATGATTTTGTTCGATTAAAAAAGTTTTTTACTTCAAAATCATTCAATATTTGTTCTATAGTATTGTTCATAATATTATATT